ATATAAATCTTAATTACTATAAACCAATCAACCAGCTCCAGAAGGAGTTCCACGCATCTAAATCTACGCATAAATTGCTGATAGGTGGATATGGTGCCGGGAAATCATACCCCGCTATTCACGAGTCTATATTCCATTGTCTTCAGAACGATGGCCATAACTATTATATGTTCCGTAACACCTGGGAGAGTGTTGAGGAGAATATAATGAACGATGTCGTGAGAATATGTGAGGACAATAATCTTATAAAGGGTGGTAGACGTAAGGGGTTTAGTGCTGATAAGCACGATTTAACGCTTGTAAATGGGTGTATTATAAGATTCCGGCCATTAACCCTGGGCCGGGCAAAGTTCAAGGGTATTAACTGCTGCGGCTGGATGATAGATGACCCGGATGTAAACCGGTTCCAGGACCTAATATCCTTTCTCTTTTCGCGCTTGCGCGATACCCCAGGCTGTAAAATGACCAGGGCACAGACAATTATTACAGCTAACCTTGAGGGCCGGGACTGGCTCTATTCGACATATATGAAGGATAAAGGAACCGGGAAGCAAAAGGAGCAGGGTGGTGACACTAAGTTCGCATACTGGGTCTGTCCTACTACCGCTAACCCGACTCTCCCGGAGAGTTTTATATCTGACCTGGCTGAGGTTCACACCCCGGAGTGGATGGATCGATACGTCCATTGCAAATTAACATCATTTATCGGACTTATATACCCTATGTTCGACCGTAGAATCCATCATATGGACTACCGGGAGATGTTCAAGAAGGAGATTTTGCACAGGATTTTGGCGGTGGATGTCGGAATATCACACGCAAGTGTTGTACTTGATATGTTCACTGATGGTGAGAATATATACATTCCATCTGAGTATTACGTGAAGGGAGCATCAGCAATAGCCCTGGGCCGGGAGATAGTTGAGCAAAGAGAAGACGCGATTTACCACCATATGATAATCGATCCGAGCTCCGCTAAGCGCGAACAGACTTCCGGAACCAGTGTGAAGCAACTCCTGTGGGATGAGTACCGGCTTAATTTTGTAGGGGCAAATAATGACGTTGACTTCGGTATCCAGGTGGTGCAGGATTTGCTCAAGCCAGCCAAGGGTCCGCCTCGCATATATATTGATGTCAAAAATTGCCCTAACCTGGCAGCTGAGAAAGAAATATACCGGTGGGAAGAGCCTAAGAATTTAGACACTGACCACATGGAGTACCGGCAAAAGCCGGTTAAGAAAAGGGATGACTGCGTGGACGCTGAGCGGTACGGGTGTTGCCACCTGCGCCGGTTTATGTCAAGGAAGCACGAGGATATTATGAATATGAGGCAGGATATGGAGAACCGGCATTGGAAGGATCGGTTTGAAAATTTGCCGATGTACAGAGAGAATCCGGGAATGCGGGAATATCACGAGCGGGTACTTGACAAAGAGCAGCAAGATATGCTACGTAAAAAACACAAGAAACCCTTGCTTTCTGGCCTTAATTAATATATAATGAGGTAATATGGGGAAATTGAAACTTACTAAGACTAAGCATAAGGAGATTGAGAAATATCTTACCAACCGGTTTGAGTATCTCAGGGAACTTCGGCAACCTCTTGACGTTGAGATTTTGGAAGAGGTAGAGATGTTTAATAATCTCGACCGGGATATTCGCGGTAAGGAAGACTGGGAAGAGAAGTACGAGAACCCATATATTTATACCATCACAAATACCATCGTAGCTCGTATCCAGCTCCAGCTATTTGGTCAATCAAATTATATTAAAGTTTTTGTTGAGCATCCTGAGTTCCAAGATCTTGAGAAGGAAATAAGTCAATGGCTCCAAGAAGAGCTTGACAAGATAAAGTTAAAGTCCAGGAGCCGGGACTTCATTGAGGAAGCCCTAACGAAGAGAGTCTCCTGGCTGCAATTACGGCCTGTGAATAATCCCAAGAAAAAGGGAAAATTAAAAATCGAGTTTGATGTCCTTGATTGGTTTGATGTTTGGTTTGACACAAAAGCCCGGCAGGTAATGGACACAGATTTTTTTATTAAGAAGCGTAAAAAACTTTACGAGATAAAGGGTAATCCGATATACTTCAATACAGAAGAGCTCTCAAGGTTCGATGGGGACGATGATGACCACGCTAAAGTCAAAGATGAGTACTCTGCTAAGCACTCTAATCCAGGCTCTACCCCGATATATCAAGAGTTTGAGATGCAAAATAACGCTACTGATGAAGTGGAGATACTTGAATATTATGGAGTATATGACTTTTCAAAGCAGAATATCTCGGATAAAGATTATAAACCGGATATTAAAGAGGTTATTTTTACGTGGGCTAACCGCGATAAGCTTATCAGAGCTGAGACAAATGATATACCAACGACAAGAAAAAGGTTAATGTTTCCTATGAGACCCCTTCGTCAATCAAACTCTCTGATTGGCAAGGGGATTCCTCAACTAACCAAGGGAATGGCTCACGAAAATAATGAAGCCAGGTCTCTCAGGATGCAGAACTTCAAAAGCCTTATTAAGCTTCTCTTTAAATATGACACTAATGCCGGCATCAATTTAAAAGAAGTTTTCAATGGTCCAGGTAATGCCATTGGGTATGATGGGATTATGAATAAGGACGGCATTGATCAGTTTGAGCAGCCTAACGTAGTGCGAGAAGCGTCACTGATGATACAAGAAGGCGTACAGGAGATGCAGCAAACTACAGGCGCTGTGGACCACGTTATGGGAACCAACTCCGGAGCTGGCGTATCCGACACGGCCAGTGGAACGAGGACTATTACTGAACAGGCAATGTTCAAGTTCTCTATGATGGCTGACAATATTTATGATGACCTCCTGGAGTTTATTAATTTCGTAGCGATTTTATTTATCCACAATGCCCAGGAAGAGATTGAGATGCGCCACCCTAAGCTCATAAAGTTCACCAACTCTGCTATGATAACTCCTGAGAATCTGGAAGAGAGCTATGTTTTCGATATTGAGATGCGAGATTTATCCCAAAGAAGGGATCTAGAAAGGCATCAGTGGGCTAATATGATGGGTATTATTGGCCCTATGGTAGCAGAGAACGGTGGTAATTCCCAGGAACTCCTGCGCCAGTTTATGAATGTATTCCAAATACCCAACCAGGACTTAATTCTTCAAGAAGAATCTCCCCAGGCTGTTGCGTCTAAACTCCTGCGCGATGAGCAATTACTCGCCCAGGTACAGCAGATTGTGCAGCAAGCTAAGCTCGCTGAGGAGCAGGAGAAGGGCGGAAAGAATAAGGGTAGTACTCAGAAAGTCCCACCAGGCGGTGGTCCTGAGGAACAAGCTGGTAATGAGAATATCCCAACTGGATAAATTATGACAGAAGAAGGCAGTAGAATTAAGAGTGAAATACGTAAGACTGTTTGTACCGAAGGGTGGAAGCATATTGAGTCTTATATTAAGAAGCAGATTGAGCGTTCTCAGTCTGTTGCTACCATTGACACGAGCACTGATGAGAAAGCACTCAGTGGAATTAGAGTTGCCCAGGCTAAGAGAAGTATGTTTTTAAACTTCCTGGACTGGATAAAAAACCAAATAGGAGAGTGATATGGCAGATGCTACTATAAGCTTACCAGAGGAAGAGGTTCCTTTACCACCAGTCGAAGACGTAGAGGTGTCTGCAGATGTAGGCGGGTCCTCTTTTAGTTTGACTGTTGAGGATGTTCCGGAATTGTCGGATGTTCAAGTTGGTGATGAGATCACCTTTCAGATAAGCGATATAACAGAGGACGGCAATTATTCGCTGATTGTTTCCCCTGCAGCCCCAGAGGCTGGATTAGAAGAAGCAGGCGTAGAACCAGAAGCAGGCGGTCAGGATGCTGTTTTAGAACAGCTGATAGGCTAATTAACAACAGGAGTATTGTATGGGCGCAGAAAATGAAGGAAACGCATTTAGTGGATTAATTGATGAGGTGCTTGATCCGCCAGCACCTGGCGAAGGGCCAGGAGCACCAGGCGAGAAAGCTACCGTAAGCAAGGAAGACTATGACGCGTTACAGGCTAAGCTGAATGACGTAATTGAGAAAGTACCTGACCAAGGCCAACTCAAGACTATTATCGAGAATAATGGTAAACTTGAGCAGATGATGGAGGTTCTCGTTCCTAATAAGGACAAGAATACCGAGGCCAAGAGAAAGGCTCTTATCGATGAGTTCGACGCTGATCCGATTAGTTTTTTGGATAAGAAACTCGACGAGAAACTTTCCGGTGTGGTTGAGAGACTTGATACCAGTGAAGTAAATCGTTTTGCCGACAAGGTAATGACTGAAATTGACCGGGACTATGTTTTAGACTGGGCCAAGGATGGTCAGAAAGTGGCAGATGAACTGGCAAAGTTCAGTACCGCTTACAAGCGTGAAGACCCAAAAGCAGCAACAATCAAGGCTATGAGCTTGGCTGGTGTTGGCAAGAAAAGGGATGCCGCAGCTAATTTCCCGTATTACGAGTCGTCTGATTATACGGCGATTCAAGAAAAAGCTATGGACGACGAGGCTACTGCTTATAAAAATAACCTTCGCTCAGCTGCGAAGGATATGAGTAATGATGGCCTTAAGGGATTTTTTCAAAAGTAACAGGAATGATGTCAAAATAAAAATATAAGGATTTTATTATGGCAGGTAAACAAGGCGTAACAGCATATTACAAAGACGGCGGAGTGGTTTATAACGAGGACCACAGGCTAAATATAGCAATCGACACTGAGATTGATTATCTGGCAACAGATAAAGCTCTGTTGCTCAAGATGTTCCAGAAGACACCGAAGATGTCAGTTGGGCGCTCCGAGTTCAAATGGCTGACTCAGTCAAGGAAAGCTGACTTCGTAACCCCTACTGCTGTTGGTGGTTTATGGAATGCCGGTGCAGCCGCTACTGGTACTTTTACAGTAGCAAGTGGCAGTGCCTGGTTGTTCTCAGAGGGTGACACCTTTATGCAGCCCGGAACCAACATAACTGAGGTGTTCTATGTGGACTCAGTGACTGCTGCTGGAGTTATTACAGCTCGTACGGCTGACGGTGGAACCATTGATCTGAGTGCCACTACCGGTGGTCCTGATACCAATCCTCTTTTCTTGCTTGGAAACTCGTTTGAAGAGGGTTCTGGTGTTGGTACTATCAAGAGTGAACAGCCATCAGAAGTGAGCAATTACATCCAGATTATGCAGACCCCTATGGGTGTAACCACTACTGCTACAAAGCTTGACTATAAAGGGAAAGCTGAGTTCGATAAGCAGAAAATGGAGCTTGGTACTGACCACTTATTCAAGATTGAGAAATCGTTATTCTTTGGTCACAAGCACGTTGAGGATCAGGGTTATATGAATAGCACTTATCAGCAGTGGTTTATGGGTGGATTATCCGAGTATGTCACAACTAACGTTGACACTCAGACTACCTTAACTCAGTCAGAGCTTAACGACTGGCTGATTGACTGTACCCAATATGGCAAGAACAGTGCTGTATTTTGTGGTGCTTTAGTTTTCGAGGGCCTTACCGAATGGGCCGAGACAAAGCTTGACATTGTCAAAAACGAGACTACTCTCGGAATGGCGGTATCTAAGTATATGACTCCTTACGGGGATGTTGTTGCTTTTATTCCTCACCGTGAGCTTTTCTCCGCATCCCCCCTCACCGGGATGGCATTTTGCGTTGATATGTCGGATGTTGCTTATGTGAGCCTCAATGGTCTCGATACCCACGTCGCAGTTGGTGTCCAGGCTAATGGCCTTAAGCAAAAAATTGATGAGTACCGCACGTGGTTCTCTATGAAAGTTGGGCAGGAGAAAAAGCACGGCATTCTCAAGGGAGTGACTGCTATCGGTTAATAGTTGTACATCATTCCTGTTGGACAAGTCAGGTGGCAGGGTTTACTCTGTCACCTGTTTTTTAATAAAAATAAGGAGATTTTATGGGATTATTTAAAAACCAAGTAGGAAAACAGCCTGCGAAGAAACCAGTAGAGAAACCAGTAGAGAAAAAAGAAGAGTTGACCACACAGGACATTGATGTTGCTGCTGGGCCCGGAAAGGCTACTAGGCCATCTCCAGTTCCTCAGGCAGCCAAGGATAAAG